ACATAGAAAAACAAAAGGAAAATGTGCTAAACAAATGCAAAAAGAGTATTATAATAAGGGCGGGAAATGATTATTTTAGCGTATGTGATTTCTTTAGGAATAGGTTTAATAGGGGGTTAGCTTTTTAATAGCGCAGGTGGTGTATAGAACCGCTTTATATTACATGGATAAGAACAATGATTGATATGGACTACCAAGAAAAAATGTTAGCTGCTTCTATAAATGCAGCTAGAGGAATACCTGTAACAATCGAAGGGACAGGCATCTGCTTGTCATGCGAAGAACCAGTACCTGTCAGAGAAGGTATCATTCCTAGGTTTTGTAATAAGACCTGTGCATCGGATTTTGAAAAATATGGCGAATCTAACAGATAGACAATGGAAACGAATAAAAGAAAGACTAGACAGAGGTGACAAGCCCGCTGGGATAGCCAAACACTACAATATTAGTGCGAGCACAATTTATATAAAGTTTTCCGATAAACGCAAAGAATTGGATGCCGTTGTGAATCAAATAGTTACATCCAATGAAGAAATTTCAAAAAGTTTAAGCAAGTTTCCTGCCGAGATGCAACTAAAAGCTTGGGATATGGCATCAGAATTAATGTTTATATCCAAGCAGATAGCAAGCGGTGCAAAATACGGAGCAATGACGTTTAATAAGCTTTCAGGTGCCGCATATTATAAGTCTGAAAGACTTGATCAAGACAACATCGATCTCAAAGAATTAGCCGAGATCGGAGCTCTGACTAGGGTTGCTAATGACGCTTCAACCCCTGCATTTAGTCTACTTAATAAAGTGGCTAAGAATACTGAACCAGTAGCAGCGGCAGTGCCTGCATTAAACATTAAAGACCTAAGCGATATGGAGTTACTTCAATTTGAAGAACTAATGGAAAAGATAAAACCTGATGAGTCATAATCCAAAGATTATACTTGAACTTATTAGAAAAGAAAAGACTAAACGAAATGCTTCAGCGTCGTTGTATGAGTTTGTAAGACAAAGCTGGCATGTTGTAGAGCCTGGTATACCATTCATCGAAAGCTGGCACATTGAAAGAATATGTGAACACCTTGAAGCCGTTAGCGCTGGTGACATAACAAGGCTTCTTATTAATATTCCACCTAGGCATAGTAAATCAACCATTGTGTCGGTGATGTGGCCTGCCTGGGAGTGGCTAACGTCTCCTGAGGAGAAGTTTCTTTGTGCCTCATACAGTGGATCACTATCAATACGAGATAACCTTAAGACACGACGACTAATACAAAGCCCTTGGTACCAAGAACGGTGGGCTCACATGTTTGAATTGTCAGGCGATCAGAACGCAAAGCAAAGATTTGAGAATAGTAAGACAGGATATAGGATAGCAACCTCAGTAGGTGGTACCGCTACCGGAGAAGGAGGATCAAGGCTTCTGTTAGATGATCCTCACTCAGCACAAGCAGCTCAGTCGGATGTAATAAGAGGCTCTGACTTAGACTGGTTCGACCAAGTCTGGTCTACTCGTCTAAATAATCCAAAGAAAGATGCTATGGTTACTGTCATGCAGCGGTTACATGAAAGAGATATTAGTGGCCATATCTTAGAAGACATTGGAGGCTGGGAACATATTTGTATACCAGCAGAATGGGATGGTGAGAAACGTAAAACGTCACTAGGCCAATACGATGATAGAGAAACCATCGGTGAACTAATATGTCCTGAGCGCTTTGGCGCTAAAGAAATACAAAACCTTAAAAAGTTACTAGGCCAATACGGTTCTGCAGGCCAGCTTCAACAAACACCATCACCGGCTGAAGGTGGTATATTAAAGACTAAGTACTTCAATTTATGGCCATCCTCCAAAGGTTTACCACAGTTTGAGTTTATATTACAATCTTATGATTGTGCATTCACTGAGAAATCTACAGGAGACCCAACGGCTTGTACCGTTTGGGCCATGTTTACGTATCAGAATGCAAGACATGGCATGTTAATAGATGCTTGGGATGATCACTTAAGCTATCCAGACTTACGAAAACGTGCCATTAACGACTGGACTACTGAGTATGGCGGCATGAGTAAAGACTCACCATTTAGCAGAGCAAGAAGGCCTGATTGTATTCTTGTCGAGGCTAAAGCTAGTGGTCAATCATTGATCCAAGATCTTAGATTGGCAAGAGTTCCAGTCGTAGGGTATAACCCAGGCAATGCTGACAAAGTATCACGTGCTCATCAAGCAGCTCCAACGTTAGAGGCAGGCTTACTTTGGATACCCGAATCAAGTAAAAACCCTGGCCATTCAGTATCATGGGCGCAGAGGTTTATTAAGCAGGTTGATAAGTTTCCTGTTGCTGATCACGATGACTACGTTGATACGTTTTCTCAAGCTATAATATACTTAAAGAATGATAGATGGTTCGACCTTCAACAAGCGAAGGATGTCGATGGGCCAAGACTAAAGAAGAAAGAACACACTAACCCATACGCCGTTTAAGAGAGAATCAATATGAATACTTTAAATGATTTAATTAATAAGTATGCCGAAGGTGGCGCCGTCGAGTACAACCCTATTACCGTTGATCAGATCATAGACGCTACTCATCAAGAGCTTGGCACAGGGCGTTACGCCAAGGGTGGTTCAGTTAATAAGATGCAAGCCATTCCACAGAATGAAAGCCTGGCGGCATTGGCTGAAGCCTTATCAAAAGGTCGTGACATTGGTAATAAGGTAGAGCTTCCATATATCGGTGGGGTAGGTGATCTACTTGTCGGCAAGACACCCGAAGAAATAGAGAACTGGTCTTACGGTAACGCCCCAATGCAAGTGCCTGAGATGAGTAACCTACCACAATTCAAAGAAGGTCGAGGTGAATCGTTTGCTGACGCGGCAACTACTTTGCTACCTATCGCTAAAGGGACTAAGGACTTCCCTGCTGGTTTATCATTTATAGGTCCTAAGTCTAAAGGATGGGACAAAGCCGTAGCGAAGTTAGCTTCCAAAAAATTAGATGAAGGCGTAGACCCAGATCAGGTTTGGCAAGAACATTTAATAGGTAGATTACCTAGTGGCCATTTGTTTAGTGAGATTAGTGATAAAGAGGTTCCATTTACTAATCTATCAGATAAAGAAATATTAACAGATAAAATATATAGACCAAAAAAGTTATTACCTCATGACGAGCTGTTAACCGCTTATCCTCATATAAACAAAGTCATGAACGTTTACGTTGAGCCTAGTTATCCTGGCAAAAATGCAGCTTTGGCGGGTTCACAAATATCCATGTCGCCCTTAGCCGGAAAAAGTGAATTATTGCACGAACTCCAACATGTAATACAAGGCAAAGAGGGTTGGCCTAAAGGCGCAAGCCCTCATCAAATAAATGCTGACGAATATCAGCAAGTTAGAAATGATGAGTATAAAAGCCTTCCAGTAAAAATACAAGAATATATTAAAAAATATCATAGTTCAGATGATCCCATCGAAAGACAAAAAATAAGAGAAGACATGCGACCGCTACAAGATAGACTTTCGACAATGCAAAAGCAAAGTCTATCGGATATACAGTACGAGTTATATCGCAGGCATGCAGGCGAAGCCCAAGCTAGATCAACAGAAGACCGTTTAAATATGGATATGGCGCAACGCAGAGAGAATTATCCGCTTGCCGGTGACAAACTATCAGATATACAATTAAAAGATTTAATTAATACGTATTACGGCAGCGGCCCATCAATGAGCACTGGTAATGACAACCTTAACGCTGACCTATTAGAAAAGTATTTAGTTACAGGCAAACTATCGCCAGACGATATGGCGCTGTACGAAGAAAATGGGTTGATGATGGAAAACCCTAACCTGCAAAGATATAACTTAGAGAATGCAAGAGCGCAGATTCCTAATGACATAGATAGAATGTCCGCAACAGGAAATACAACGCCTTCTTATCACTCTTCAAGAAAGGGTGAGGACATATACGAGTTTGATAATAGAATATCAGACCCATCACTATTTAACGGTTTAGGTGTACATAGTGGAACTAAAGCGGCAGCTATTCAACGGGCTAATGACACAGCAGGGGTAAACAGAAAAACTGGTGAGAAAAACCCAGATATGGCCACTTATTATCCTCTACAGTTACGCGCTAATAAATCATTTGAGATTAATGGTAAACCGACTAATGAATACGGTTCTGAAATACATTTAGATAGTTTAGGTAGTTCGTTAGGGATGGGGCAAGAATCAGAAAAAGGACGTGCCGCTATCCAAGATGAGTACTTTAAAAACAATGACGTATTAAAATACATTAATGACGTGGAAGATAAAGGTAGCGTAAGTTATATATCCCCACCAGAAAACATCCGCTCACGATTTGCCGCCTTTGATCCGTTACGCAAGAACAGCACTAGCATATTAGCCGGTACTGCATTAGGTGACTTATTACTTAAATATGAGGATAAAACGCAGGACGATGAAGAACCTACGTATGCCGATGGCGGTAGTGTAGAATACAACCCTATCAGGATAGATCAAATCATTGATGATGCGCACAAGGAACTTGGTACAGGAAGGTACGCTAATGGCGGATCGGTAAACACAACCTTAACATTAGGATAAACAATGGCAAAGCAATTAGAAGATTTAAACGATGACACGGGCGAAACTGTACAACTTGAAGATGCCACCGAAGATGACGTAGAAGACACCGAAGACGGTGGCGCAATCATTCGGTTAGCTAACGAGAAAGATACCTCAAGCAATAAAGCACATTTTGCTAATATCATCGACGAGGTTGATGCTGATCTTTTAGAAGATTCTGTTACAGACTTGCTTGAGAAGATTGAGCGTGACAAAGAAGCTAGAGAAAAACGCGACAAACAGTACGAAGAAGGCTTAAGACGTACCGGTCTTGGTGATGATGCACCAGGTGGCGCACAGTTTAGTGGTGCGAATAAAGTTGTGCACCCAATGCTTGTTGAGTCATGTGTTGACTTCTCTGCTAGATTCATGAAAGAAATCTTTCCACCTAATGGGCCTGTTAAAACTAAGGTACTAGGTGAGCAAGACGACGACAAGTTAGATAAAGCACAGCGCAAAGCTGACTTCATGAACTGGCAAACAACCGAACAGATGCCAGAGTTTAGAAGTGAGTTAGAGCAGTTAAGTACGCAGCTTCCATTAGGTGGCGGCCAATACATGAAGGTTATGTGGAACCACCAGCATCGTAGGCCGACGACTGAGTTCATTTCTATTGACGACGTGTATCTACCATTTGCTGCAACAAACTTCTATGCAGCAGAGCGCAAGACTCACGTTCAATACATTACTAAGTTTGAGTACGGTAGACGTGTTAAGTCAGGTATGTATATTGACGTTGATTTAGGTTCTCCAAATGATCCAGAGTTTAGTAAATCAAGTATTGCAAATGATAAGATCGAAGGTAGAAAAGAAACCTCTTATAATGAAGATGGTTTGCGCACTGTGTTCGAGGTGTATACTTATTTGGATTTTGGGGATGGTGCTGAACCTTATATTCTAACGATTGATAAGTCTAGCGGGTTAGGCCTAAGCTTATACCGAAACTGGGAGCTTAACGATGAACTAAAGAATGAGCTAGACTGGATTGTTGAGTTTGCGTTTATTCCTTGGCGTGGTGCTTACCCTATCGGTTTAACTCACATGATTGGTGGTTTGTCTGGTGCTGCAACAGGTGCGTTACGTGCACTACTTGACTCTGCACATATTCAAAATATCCCTACTATGTTGAAGTTAAAAGGAGGCCCTGGTGGTCAAACCTTAAACCTACAACCAACAGAGATAGCCGAGATAGATGGCGGTGCGATGATTGATGATATTCGTAAGATCGCCATGCCAATTCCGTTCAACGGTCCAAGTCCTGTATTGTTTCAACTATTAGGATTTCTTGTTGATGCCGGTAAGGGCGTAGTTCAAACCTCATTTGAAAACCTAAGCAGTCAGAACCCTAACCAACCTGTCGGTACTACAATGGCATTGATCGAGCAAGGTATGGTTGTGTTCAGTAGCATCCATTCAAGACTGCACAGTTCAATGAGTAAAGTGTTAGGCATATTGCATCGCATAAACTCTGCTTACTTAACAATAGAAGACATTGAAGCACAGAAGTCTGGTTTAGAAATAGACCCATCTGACTTTGATGGTCCTTTAGATATTATACCGGTTAGTGATCCTGCTATTTTTAGTGAAACTCAGCGCTTTGCACAAGTGCAAGCCCTGATGCAACGTGCTGCTGTTGCACCTCAGATGTACGATGCTAGAAAGATTGAAGAAATGTTCTTACGGGCAATGAAGATACCTGATAAGGATGTGCTTAATCCATTACCTAACACTGTAGACATGGATCCTGTGAGTGAGAACGTAGCAGCAACGATGGGGCAACCTGTCTATGTATTGCCTAAGCAAGATCACATAGCGCACATGATGTTACACCTAGCATTCTTGAAGTCACCCTTGTTTGGTCAGAACCCTGTTATAATGAAAACCTACTTGTATCCAATGGCGACTCATTTAAGAGATCATTTACTTAACTATTACTTAGTCGAGTCGCATGAGGCAATATCCAAGGGACATAAAGAGAAAGTAATTAAAGCTAACCCTGATGAAGAGACTAAGTTAATCTTAGAAGTGCAACAACTTATCGAGCAACAATTATCAACCTTTGCACAAGAGTTAGCACAAATTGATGAGTCAGCGCAACAGTTTAAACCTCAACCTCCAATGCCTCCTGATAATTCTATGCAAATTGCACAGATGAATGCGCAGCTACAAGGTCAAGCATTACAGCAGACAAATCAGTTGGGTCAAGCTAAACTAAATCAAGAGGCACAACTTAAGCAAGCTCAATTAGCACAAGACGCTCAGTTTAAACAGGCACAAATAACAAGCGATATTAAGAAGCAACAAGATACAATGGCCATCGAACAAATGAGGCAGGCTGGTGATGACCAACGTACTATGGCTGAACTAGAGTCAAGAGAGCGTATGAATGCCGGAGACAATCAAACAGCAATGCACCTTGCACAAGCTGAGATCATGTCCGGAGAAAACATAGCAGTTTCAACCGGAACTGGTATAAACCCTGGTAGTTAGGAGTAATTTATGAGTGATCAACCAAAGAACGGAACAGTACCAATGGATAGTGCATTGGTTAAGCAACATCACAGACTGGCTGCAGGTTTACCTGTTGACGGTCAAAAACTACCTTCAGCGCCAGCAACACCTAAAACGCCAGCATGAATTTAGAAACAAGATTACTAAATCGCTTAAAGCTTGAGCAAGCATCATTTGCTGCTGAATCTTTAAAAAGACCTGTAAATAAAGATGCTTTCGAGTATGGGTATCGGGTTGGCGTGTTCGCTGGTTATGAGGCAGCAATTAACATACTCCTATTAACAATTGATGAGGTTAAATATAGTGACAACGACTTATGAAGACGCAATGAAAGAGGCGTTCCCTGCTGTAGAAGCTGGGATCAGACCTTTTGGTAGCCGTGTTCTAGTACAGATACGCACACCTAAAAAGAAATCATCCGGTGGTATTATTTTAAGCAATGATACCCAAGACACTGAGAAATGGAATACCCAGATCGCTAAGGTTATTTCGTTAGGACCATTATCTTTTAAGAACAGAAACACAATGG